TGGTGCAGGCGGCGGTGTCGAAGCCCGAAACGTCCAAGGCCGTGAGCGAGGAGCCCTCTTTAAAATAGCTTTGCATTACGGTGACGGCGGACGTGTCGATGCCGCGTGTGTGGATGTGCGTGAGACTCTTGTTGCCGCTGAACTTGTCAGCCGTGCTGGTGGGCTTGAAGTAGGCCACTTCCAAGAGGTCGTTCTCGCCCGCTTTGCCGTTCCACGTGGAAATAGCGTCGTTTTGCGCGATGCGAAACCACGCGGGGGAGCTGTATTTATTGGTCACGCCCAGCACCGTGCCGCCTGCGGCTATCTTGACGAGGTAGCCGTCCTGCCCCGCGAGTGCCGCGCCCACCATGTCGAAAAGGCTGCCATCTTCCGCCGCGAGGGTCGCGGCGTTGGTGGAGGATACGGTGTCGGTTGCGGCGTTGGCCTTTTCGATTGCGGCTGCTGTGGCCGTCTCGCGCTCCGTTTCCGCCTTTTGGCGTGCCGTCTCAGCTGTGGCGCGTGCGGTCTCTGCGGCCTCGCGTGCGCTTTCTGCTGTGGCTCTTTCGCTCTCTGCCGTGGCGCGTGCGGTCTCGGAAGTTGCGCGGGCGTTTTCGGCGGTTGCGCGTGCCGTCTCTGCGGAAGCCCTTTCCGTTTCCGCCGTGGCGCGTGCCGTCTCTGCCGTTGCCCTTTCGCTCTCTGCCGTGGCGCGTGCCGTTTCCGCCGTTGCCCTTTCTTTTTCAGAAGATGCGCGGGCGGTTTCTGCGTTCTCGCGTGCGGTTTCAGAAGATGTGCGTGCGGTCTCTGCCTTTTCTCGTGCGGTCTCTGCCGTTGCCCTTTCGCTCTCCGCCGTGGCGCGTGCGCTTTCTGCTGTGGCTCTTTCGCTCTCTGCCGTGGCGCGTGCGGTCTCGGAAGTTGCGCGGGCGGTCTCGGCCGTGGCGCGTGCCGTCTCTGCGGAAGCCCTTTCCGTTTCTGCTGTGGCGCGTGCCGTCTCGGAAGCGGCGCGTGCGGTCTCGGCCTCGGTGAGGGTGTCGCCGAGCTGTTTCATTTCCTCGGTCGCGGCGTTTGCACTGTCGGCGGCGAGCTTCGCGCTGTCGGCGTTGGCGAGATAGCCCCACCAGTCGGTGCTTGCGCCGTCGGTGGGCAGGGCGTTGCCCTTGTTGTCGTCCTTGCGCGAGAAATAGGTGCTGTAGCCGTCGGTCACAAAGTCGAGCCGTGCGTAGGTGGCCTCCGCGCTGTACGCTCCCTTGTCGCAAAGCCCGATTTTTCCTAATTTGAGTGTGTTGGTTGCCATAATGGATATTTTGCTAAAAAGATTTTTTTTCAGAAAGTCATACGCCCATGGCCACGTTTGCCGTGGTGTTGAGACAAAGGTAGCCCTCGCCGTCCACGGAAATCAAGCCCTCGTTGGTAGCGTCTTGGTAGGCCATATAGAGGCTCATGTCGGAATAGTCCACAAAGAACGTAGGGTAAAGCACGCTGCCCTTCGCCAGCACGCCCGTATCGTAATATTCGTCGTTGTCCATGTCCCACGCCCACCAGTTGCCGTTGTCGCCCTGCTTTGTGGGATGGGTGGTGAACTCCTCGGCGAGTGCGCGGCATTCCGCCGCCGCGTCCTTGCTGTCTTGCGAGAGTGAGGCGAGCCACTCCTCCTGTGTCCCCTCGTAGCCGTTGAGACGCGCCAGCTCGTAGGCGGAGAGGCCGTTTGCGGGTACGGCCACGTCGAGGTCGAGGTCGATGGTCTGCGCCCCTGTGAGCGCGGCCGCGTCGTCGCACGAGCGCGGCACGAGGGCGAACGCGCCGCACTGGTCAACGGTGTTGCGGTTTCCCTCGCCGTAGTCGGCTATGAGGGTGACGGTGTAAGTTCCTGTTTTTTCCTGTTCCGTGCCTTTCCACAGGGCGGTGAGGAGCGAGCCGTCGCGGGTGAAGGCGAGGCTCTTTGTGCAGAGCGCGGAGCGCACGAGCAGGCGCAGCTCTTTGTCGTCGAGGCTCTCGTCCACGCCCTGCCGCGTGACGCTGACGCGCAGGGTGATGTCGTTGCCGATGCGAATTTTTCTCATTGTCTTTGTTTTTCTTTCGATTGATTCGATTGATTCGATTTATTCGAGAGAGGCGATTTATTCGATTGAAGCGGGCTATCCGATTGAGGAGGCCGCGCCCATCCATACGCCGTAGAGGTGTGCGAGCCAGTAGGCCGCGCTGCCGATGACGGAGGCGAGTACGTCTTTCCAGTCGCGGCTGCTGTCAATGACGAGTTCTTTGAGGACGCTAAGAAGGAGCGTGACGAGCGTTCCCGCGAGCGGCAGGGCGCACAGCATGGGGGTTGAGAAAGAGCCTTGCCCCTCTTGCAGGAGCATGGCCACGGTCACGCAGGCCGTGATGAGACCGCCCACGCCAAAGTGGGCGCATTTGTCCATTCCGATTTTGTCAACGATTTTCATTTTTCCTTGTTTTTTTATTCTTTCGATTGAAGCGGTTTATTCGATTTATTCGATAGAGGCGGCGGGCCTTGGGCTTTTAATAGATGGTTCCCGCCCTGTCCACGCTCCAATATATTTCCTGATAGATTGTGCCGTCGGTGGTGGCCTTGCCCGCGCGTGCCTTGCAGGTGAGGTGGACATATTTCCCCTTTGCGAGTTCGTAGGTCGGCATGTAGCCGTCGGTGACGCCGGATGTAGCCCCCTCTATATATATGGAGTTCGCGCCGTTGTTGTAGAGCAGGATGGTGTTGCCGATGAAGGAGCGGGCGTAGTTTTTCTCGTCGGAGGTGAAAGGACTGCTTCCTTGATAATGTTCCACAAAAACGCTCGGAAGCCAGATGTGGTAGGCGAGCGCGGTGGATAGTTGGAGGTCGAGGAACGTGCCGGCTTTGAGGAAGTCGATGCCGCGCCCCGTGATTATTGAGGGGATGCCGGCTGTGGAGATGTAGTCGGAAATGTTGTCGTCGGTGATGGTCGTGACCTGCCGCCGCAGGTAGCCGTCCACTTGCCGCACGCGCAACGCGCCCCCCGCGTCCCACGCTATGTTGCCCCCCGCGAGCCATCCGCTGCCGTCTTTCTTGAACGCGGCGGGGGCTACGATGTTGCCGCTGCCGTCAACGGCCGCCGTGCCGCCTACCCACAGGGGGTACGTGCCGCCCGCCATGCCCGCGCACACGGTCGTGCCGTCGGTGTCCATGATGAGCAGCTGGTTGCCTTGAAGGAAGCGTATGGCGGCCTGGTCGGCGAGAAGCAGCGGGGTGTAGATGGGCTGCATGTTGTTGAACTTCTGCCAGTAGGTGGCGTAGGCAGAGCCGCTGCCGGGCTTGTCGCTGGTTGTGGCGGTGTGGGTCTTTTTGCACTGCCACGCGCTCTGGAACGAGCCGTCGGCGTTCTTGATGACGGCGATGTCAAGATAGCGCACGCCGTATTGCGTCTCGGAGAGGGTGAGGGCGGAGTCGTTGCGAAACTCCGTGCCTGCCGCCCATTCCGCGATGCGGCACACGCAGCCGTCCACGCCCGCTTTCTCCTCGTCGGCGATGTTCCACGGCGTGGCCTGTTTCCCCATTTCGAGCTTGGGGCAGGCGAGCCACGGCAGGCTGTCGGAGGAGGAGGTCTTTGAGAATGCAAGCATGGTGGAGGCGAGGCCACCGCTCTCTGTGGCGTTGTCGGTGAGTGACACACAAAACGGCGTGGCCTGCCTGCCCTCCTCAAGTTTGGGCTGTGTGAGATAGACCGCCGCGCCGCCTGCGGGGACGATAAAGAGAATGGCCACGTAGCCTATCGCGTCGAAGTCGGCGACGCTCTTGAATGTGAGCGTGTGGCGGGCGTAGGAGGTGGTGAGCGTGAAGGTGTGCGTGGCCGCTCCCGTGATGCCCGCCGTGTCGCCGTCGGCGTACATTAGTTCGGAGGTGTCAACCGCCGAGCCGCCGCTGCCGTAGATGTCCACGCGGACGCTTCCCGCGCTCGCTCCCTTCGCGTAGAAGGAGAGGGTGTGCCACGTGCCTTCCCTCATGTCCCTGTCAATTCCCGCGCCGGGGTTGTAGATGGTCTGCTGCACGAAGTTGAGCGCGGACGAGCCGCTTGTGTTGGAAGGCGAGAGGAGATAGCCGGAACTATAGCCCGCCGTGGTGACTGTGGAGCGCGAGCTGACGTTGAGCTTGTCCCAGTCGTTGGCGTATGCGCTTGGGAGGTTCGCGCTGTCGAGGATGTTCTTGTTCGCCCCGACGGCCTCTCCTGTCTTGAAGGTGAGGGTGCGCCGCTGCCATCCGTTTGTGCTTTCGATGCCGCTTGACGTGGCGAAGGCGGTCTTTCCTGTCGCGGTGAGCGTGGTTTCCGTGCCGTCCACATAGCCTTTTGTGGCCGTGTCTATGAGTACGGGGGCGGAGGTGTGCTCCGTCTTTCTTACCCAGTTGATGAAGCGCACGGACATTGGGGTGTCCGCCCGCATGTAGAAAGAGAGTGTGTACCACGTGGAGGGCAGGAGGCGCGTGACGCTGCCGTCGTTTTCCCAAAGAGTCTGCTTGAGAAAAACCCCCGTGCCGCTGACGGTGGATGCCGCCGCCTTTTGCCCCGTGGTGAGGGGGTAGTCGTTGTTGGTGGTTACGCTGTGCGTGTACCACTCGCCGAGGTCTCTCTCGCTGTTGAACGCCGAGCCGAGCAACAGGTTTGCGGCGGGCGAGAGGCCGTCAGCCCCTTTCTCGCCCTGCTCGCCCTGCTCGCCCTTGAAGGAGAGTGACCACGAGAAGATTTTTGTGAATGTCTGTCCGTCCACCTCGATGGTGAGGGTGAGCTGGCCGGGCGAGACGGTGAGCTTGTCCTTCACGGCCACGATGGCGAGGTAGAGGCTCGTGGTGTTGTTGTAGTAGGTGCGGGTGTAGAGGCTGCTTGCGATGAGATATTGCGCGGTGGTGTTGCCGGAGGCGTTGGGCGTGACGCTTGTTGAGCCGTATGCTATCTTCGTGACTTTCGCGGCCACTTGCGTTGTCCCCTTGTAGGCTATTACTCCGCATTTTGCGGTCTGTGTGCTTGATGCCGCGCTCTCGCCTGCGGCGAAGGTGTGGCTCTCGTTGGTGAGGATGACTGTGTATGCGTCCGCGCCGTCCGCGCCGTCCGCGCCGTTTGCTCCGTCCGCGCCGTTTGCGCCCTGTTCGCCGTCGTAGAGCTTGTAGAGGGTTATTTCGTCATAGACTCCGCTTGTGGCCTCGGTGCAGCGGAGCGTGAGGACGCTGCCTCCGTCCCATATTGAGTCGGTGGGCGAGATGTCCTGCGTGCGGCTTTCGTTGGAGCTGATGTCGGTGAACGAGCTGCCGCCCGCCGCCATGTAGGCCCATTTGTAGCTTGGCGTGGCGACGTTTTGCACCTCTGCCGTGAGCTTTATGCTCTCGGGCGTGGGGATGGAAGAGACTGTGCCGTCGCCCTGTCTCTCATATTTGAATACCTGTGAGCTGGCGGTGAGGGTGAGCAGCGCGGGCTTTGCGGCGTTTTCCACGGCCTCGTCCACGGCGGTGTTTATCTTTTCGTCGAGCTGGTCAATCACCCCCGACATATAAATATTTGAGAGGTAGGCGGAATATCCCTCCATGCTCGTGCCGCCTATGGTGAGGCCGGTGAGGTCGCCGAGCTGCATCATGATGTTTTTCTCGGCTATTTCCCATGTGTCCATGCCCGCGAGGTAGCGCGTGTAGGTTTTTGTGCGCAACACGCTCTTTTGGCGTGTGGTGTCGGTGGTGTTGCCAAACACGGCAAAATGCATCCCCGCGGCGGGCTGGGCGGTGCTGGTCCACGAAGTGTCGGAAAGGGAGCGCAGCTCATAGGTGAAAGAGGCGTTGGCGGCGGTGTCGGTGACGGCTGTTATTTTGAAATAGACGGCTGTGAAGCCCGCGTGCTGTATGTTGCCTTTGAGGTCGTCGCTGTCGGCTGTGGCGTTTCCCTGCTCGTAGTGCCAGTAGCCTATGCAGAGGTCGCCCGCCGCGATGGCTCCTATTTCGCCGCTTTCGAGATGGAGCGTGGCCGTGCCTGTTCCTGTGGCGTTGCCGTCGGTGTCGGTGTCGGGCGTGACGGTCTCTATTATGCCGCCGCCCGGGGCTTGCCACTCGTCGCCCTGTATGACCGTCGCGCGGTTGTAGCGCAGCTCCGGCACTTCGAGAAAGGAGCGCAGGCGGAGCGTCTCGGCGAGAATGTTGCCGGCCGTGTCGATGCTCCACGCCCACTCCGCGCTGTTGGTGGCGGACTTGTAGCCGGAGCGTATGATGTCGTAGAAGATGCTCTCGGCTTTTGATATGAAGCCCGCATTGAAGGTGATTTGGCTGTTTTCTATTCCGTCGCGCAGGTCTTCGATTATTATATTAATGGAGTCGATGAGGTCTTGCAGCTCCTGGTCGCCGTCGGTTATCTTTTTCTCAAGACTTTGGTCGGCGGCCTCGCGCTCGGTCTTTTCTGTCGCGAGGTCTTCCTCCCATTCCGCCTGCGCCCCCGCCGAGCCTCCCGTGGTGAGGTTCTCTTTCATGTATTGCGCGAGGTCGTAGAGGAGCGAGCCGACGCGCTCGGCGGTGTTCTCGCTGATGCCTGTCTCTTCCCTTATTTCGGTTGCCCTTGCTTGGAGGGCGGCGATGGTTGTGGCCATGGTTCTCTTTTTTCCGATTTATTCGATTTTTTCGATTTATTCGATTGATTCGATTGACTCGATTGATTCGATTGAAGCGGGCGGCTATTTTGTTGCGGCGGCGATTTCTTCGGCCTCGTGCGCTTTTTCGTTGAGTTCGTGGAGGGCTGCCCATGTGTCGCTCTCGATGACGGCCTGCCTTTTGGTGATGTCGCCTCCTGTGAGGGCGCGTATTTGCGTTTCCATGTTGCGGCGCATGTCGGTTGGATCGTCGCCGGCGGCGGCGGCTGGTTGGAAAAGATGGGGGAATGTGGCGGCAAAGAGGCTTTTCAGTCCCGACAGCCAGACGATGGCGAGCGCGGCGTGCCAGGGGCGCACGGCGCGTGCCTTGTAGCCCGGCCACAGTTTTTCGAGCAGGGGGCGCATGGCGGGGTTTTCTGCCGCGTGGGCGTAGCCGTCTTTTTCCGAGATGCCTTGCAGCGCGGCCTGCCACAGGTTCTCAATGACGAGCCAGTCGGCGAAGGGCGTGTTGTGCAGCTCGGGGTCGATGGCCTTGCCGCCCGCCAGGCGGTCGGGACGCGCCGGCGCGTCGGGGGCGTGGTCAAGAAAGCCGAGCGAGTTGGCGGCCACGGCGAGGTGGTCGGGGCGCACGCGGCGCACAAACTCTTGCGGCACGGTGCGCAATACGAGCCAGCATTTTATAGAGTCGGTGGTGAAGCCAGCGGCCATGAGGCGGGCTATGTAGCACAGCTGCGGGGCGGTGAGCTTGTTCCACGCGGTGGGAAGGTTGATGGAGAGGGTCATGGGGGGCTTTTTCTTTTTTTCCCGATTTAATCGTTTCTTTCGATTTATTCGATTTATTCGATTGATTCGATTGAGCGCGGGCGTTTTTTTCTTTATTCAAAACTCTCGTCAAAGGTTTCGTCGAAGATGCTTGTGGCGGCCTGTGCGGGATGGGGCGTGCGCGTCACCTCGCGCCACGTGGCTGAGAGTCGCGGCATGGCCTCCGCCCCGCTGCCTTCTTCCAGTTCGCCGTCGGTGAGTGCGAGGCTCGCGCCGTCGCTTATGCGCTCCACGGTCTTTGCTTCGAGAAAGTCGGCAGCCTGCGCCACCTGCCCGTCGGGCAGAGCCACGGTCACGCCCTCAAAGGTGGTTTCGTTGTCCACGATGTAGTTGCGGTAGATGCCGTTGAACACTGCCGCCGTGCGTTTGGGCTTGTGCTTTGCCGTGACCGATGAGAAGAGCAGCGTCTCCCACTGTCCGAAGGCGTTGCGGTAGCGCAGCTCCTGTGCGCCAAACGGCCTTTTCATGGAAAAGTAGCGATAGGAGGCTGTCTGCCCGCTGTTGGTCTTTGCGGCGAGCGTGGCGTAGAAGGTGTTGCGGTAGGAAGAGGGGATGTCGTCGGCAAAGTCGCTCCATTTCCATTTCACGGTCTCAATGTCGCCGCTTGCCGAGGTGGTGGCGGTGAGCGTCTCGGCCTTTTGCGTGCCGTCGGGAAAGAAGAGGGTGAGGGTGAAAATAAAAGTCTCGCTCGCAAGGTGCATTACGCTCACATATTCCGTGCTGCCGTAAGAGGTGACGCGCTGCCCTGTGGCGAGCGAGAGGGCGCGGCTCTGGCACCACGAGGCCGCGCCGCCGCTTGCCCACGCGCGGCAGGGGACGAGGGTGCAGCTTGCGGCCTCCGTGCCGTCGAGCCACAGGGCGAGCGTGGCGGTGTCGGTCTCCATGCTGTCGGAAAGGAGCGCGGCGAGGTCTGCGAGCGTGGCCGTGCCGCCGGTGTCGCCCGTGAGCGTGGCTGTGAGAAGATATTTTGTCTCGCTGTCGGTTTCGAGAATGAGCTGCACGGCGCAGGTCACGCCCTTTGCGAGCGCGATGCTGACGGTGTCGAGCTGCTGCGGGAAAGCGACGGAGGGGAAAGAGGTGATGAGGGAGGCCATTTTTTTTTTTTTATTTCTCTCGATTTATTCGATTTATTCGAGAGAAGCGTTTTTCCCGATTTATTCGAGAGAAGCGATTTATTCGAGAGAAGCGATTTATTCGATTTATTCGAGAGAAAAGATTTTCCCGATTTATTCGATTGAGGCGGTGACCTTGCGGCTGTCGGTGTGCTCGTCGAGCGTGGTGAGCTGTATCATCGGCACGGTCGGCTCAATGCTGTCCCAGCCGTTGAAGGCGCACACGATGCGCAGGGGCTGCAAGAGGATGTCGTGGAAGGCGATTTCGAGAGCCTGTTTCATGGTGAAGAGCTCGCGTTTGTCCGAGCCGCTGTTGTTGCTCTGGCTCTTTCCCGGCACTGCGCCGACGAGGTTGGGATGCACGTTGTCGGCGTAACATATTGTGTTGGCCGCCGCCTGCACGTCCTCTGTCCAGTCACCGCCCTCCTTGCCGGTGTCGATGCGCGTTATCTTCACGTCGTGCACCTCCTTGCCGTCGGGGTTCATGTAGTAGGAGCTTATCCATACCTTGTCAGAGTTTTCGAGGCCGGCCACGAAGTCGCGGATGTTCTCCTTTTCCTTCCTTATGCGGGCCTGTATTTCCTCGCGCCCTGTGATAAACTCTTCGCGCACAATCTTTTGCCAGTAGTTCTGCTCCACCTCCACGAGGTATTTCACGCTCGTATGGTTGCGCAGCTTGGCTCTCTTGCCCACAGAAATGAGGCGTTTCTCGTCGTAGGAGCCGCCGCGCAAAACCGCGCTCCAGTAGGGTACGGGGTAATATTGGCAGCCGGCTGTGGGGAAGCGCATGAGTATGGCGAACTTGCGGCCGCGCTTCGCGTCGTGGATGAGTCCGTCGGCGAGCGGCTCGCGCCCCATCTTCTGCATGAGGTCGCCGAGCGGGTCGAGCTCGTCGAGCACGGGTATTTTCTCCACCCCGTCGGGCGTGGCCTGTCCGTGCCGCCAGTTGGCAAAATATACAAAGGGGATGTGGCCTCGCTTGTCGGCCTTTGCCATGCGGCAGTAGCAGGCCTCCTTGTGGCGCAGGCGGTTGATGCGCTTTCCGTCGCGCGAGAGGATGACCACGGCCACGGCGAAAAAGAAATATTTCATGTCGGTGGCCTGTTCGAGAAAATAGGCCGGCAGGCTCTGGTGCATGGCCCACTCCCGCGCCTCTTTCAGCTGGCGTATGGCCTTGGGCGAAATTCCCGCAGGGTCGGGCGTGTCCCCATGCATGGGGGCGAAGCGCAGCCCCGCGCCGTAGCAGGTGAGCACGTTGAAGAGCTTGTTTTGCGCCGTCACCTCGTCTGCCCCCACGAGGCGTATGAGTTCGTAGGGCAGCTGGTCGTCCGCGCCCCACGGGGCGTAGAGTTCGCCGGGCAGCCCCGGCACCGGCCGCGCCCTGAGTGTGGCCTCGTCGTCGAAGATGCCGGTGGTGTCGGCCACCTCGCCCATCGCGTCGGAGAGGCCGGCGGGCGTGACGAAAAAGATGTTGTCGTTGTCTTGGGGTTTCATGGGGATTTTCTTTTCTTTCGATTTTCTTCTTTCGATTGATTCGATTTTCTCGATTTATTCGAGAGAAGCGGCTTTTCGAGAGAAGCGGCTTTTCCCGCCTTTATATAAACACCGCCATGCCGTCTATCTCAAAGAGGCTGACGGCCTTGAATGCGCGTATCTGGCCGCTCTGCGGGAAGCGCACGCGGCAGAGTCCGCCCCTGCGCCACGCGCCCGATAGGGTCACGCCACGGTATGCGAGAATGTCGCCCGTGGAGAGTTTCCACAGCCTGAGGTCGTGCGGGCGGCGGTCGGAAAGCAGGCGCAAAGCGTCGTTGAGGTGGATGGCGGCGTTTTTCTTATTCATTCGATTGATTCGATTTTCTCGGTTCTTTCGATTTAATCGATTTTTTCGATTGATTCGATTGAGGCGGCTCTTTCGATTGATTCGATTTTCTCGATTTATTCGATTTATTCGAGAGAGGAATATTCTTCCCTTGCGTCGAAGCAGGGGCAGGCTTTGTTGCAGAAGTCGCGGTGTCCGTAAACTTTGAGGGCGGGATATTGCGCCTTGAGCCTTTTCAGCAGGGCGAGCAGGGCGGCCTTTTGCGCGTCGGTGCGCGTGTCGGCGGGCTGTCCGTTGGCTTTGAGGCCGCCTATGTAGCAAATGCCGACGCTCTGTTTGTTGTGGCCTTTGCAGTGCGCCCCGACGCGCTCCATGTCGCGCCCTTTCTCAATGGTGCCGTCGAGCCTCACCACGTAGTGGTATCCGCATCCGTCCCAGCCCATCTGTCTGTGCCAGCGGTCTATGTCTTTTACGGTAAAGTCTTTTCCCTCCTTGGTGGCGGCGCAGTGAATGATGGCCTCGGTGATTTTTCGTGTCATGGGTGGTTGGTTTTTTTTTCTTTCGATTGATTCGATTTTCTCGATTTATTCGAGAGAAGCGGTTTTTTTCGATTGATTCGATTGATTCGATTTATTCGATTGAGCGGCCGCGTCGGAGAGCGCGTCGCCCACGTCGGGCATCTTGCGGCGGGCGAGGGCTATGAGGAAGCGGGCGAGCGTGGCGCGGAGGTCTTGGGGGTCGAAGTCGATGCCGCGCAGGTAGAGAAAATGTCCCGCTATGCTGACCAGCTCGCAAAGGCAGCACACCGCCGTGGCCACGAGCGGGGCCCACCAGTGCGCCACGCCGAGCAGCGGCAAAAAGGCGTGGCCTATGAATACTCCGAGCGTGACGATGAGGAAATAGTCGCCCGCCTTGGTGAGCGTGCGCCGCCACGCGCGGCTTTTGCGCCACTGATAGTGGAGCATGGCTGCCTTGTCGCCGGCCTCCTGCGCCTCGGCGTAGCGTTTGCGGCTCTCGCCACGGCCAAAGCGGTAGTCGGCGATGACGCACACCATGACGGCCAACAAGAGCCACTCCGCCCCTTTATATATATTATAGACGGGGAGCAGGCACACGGCGAAGAGCCATTTTGCCAGTGAGGTGGCGGCGGATGTCTCGGTTTGGGAAAGGAGCATTTTTTTTGTTCTCTCGATTTATTCGATTTATTCGAATTATTCGGTTGAAGAGCCTTTTCAGCCCGCGCTGTTTGTTGTCATGTTGAGCGCGGGGGTGGGGGCTGTCCATGTGGCGGTGAGGGTGTATGCCGACTGCGAGCCGGCCTTTTCCGGCCTTTTCAGGCTGACGGCCACGATGGGAAAGGGACGCGCCGACGTGCCGAGAAGCATCTGTGCGCCGTCGGTGAGGTAGAGCGCGAGCGCGATGGGCGCGGCGGGTACGGCGAACTCCCCACAGAGCGTGGCGGTGAGCTTCGATGTGAATACGCGCTGCCCGTCTTTCAGCTCTTCGCTCACTTCGAGCGATGAGAGGCCGGCGGTCGGTATTTCCTTAAAGGTGGTGTCGCCGGAGACCACCGCCTGTGACGTGGGCGGGAACACGAGCGCGGAGGTGAGCAGGCTTGCGGAGCAAAAGGCGATGCGGTTGATGTACATTTTTTTTCTTTCGATTTTCTTCTTTCGATTGATTCGATTTTCCCGATTTATTCGAGAGAAGCGGCTTCCTCGATTGATTCGATTTATTCGATTGAAGCGGCGGCCTTGTCTTTGACAAAGATGGGCTTCACCTCCACGGCCTCGGCCTCGGCGGGGGCGGGACGCGCGGCCTCCTGTATGTATGAGGCGAGCATTTTGCGCACTTTTCTTTCGAGGTCGGGAATGCGGCGGAAGCCTGCGGCCTCGGGGTCGGCTGTTATCTCAAACTGCTGCGGCACGATTTGTGAGTAGTCGGGGGTGTTGCCCTCGGGCATGTCGAGGCGGGTGTATTTGCCAAAGGTGGCCAGAGCCTGGGCGAAGGCGCGGGGGTCGTCTTTCTTCCGCGCCATCTCAAAAGCCTCTTCCGCCCTTTGGAGGAACACGTAGCGGTAATAGTCGGCCGTGCATTGGTTGAGGTTTCCGAGGCATATCTTGATGAGCCTGAGGTCGTCGTAAGCCTGCGAGTGGGAGAGGCCGTAGCGTTTTTTCATTTCCGCCACCACGGCGTTGTCGAGCAGGCGCGGGTTGAGCAGCCACCAGTTGTAGATGGCGCGCATTCTCACCAGCCTGTCTTGTATGGGCTTGGGGATGTGCGCCTTTTCCATCTCCTCTTCCGATGCGAAGAGAAAACGCTGCGTGCGCTGTATGACCTCGGGGTTCATGCCTTCTCTGTTTCAATGGCGGCTTCTTTCGATTGATTCGATTTATTCGATTTATTCGAGAGAAGCGATTCTTCCGATTGGTTCGATTGGGCGGCGGGCTGGTAGCTGTCGTAGCGTGTGAGGTTGCGGTGGTATTCCGTGTCGAGCTCGGAGAGTATCTTGCAAAGCTCGTAGCGGTCGCACGGTTCGAGGCTCTCCATCTGCCGGAGGGTCTCGCGCGTTTTCTTGAGTTTTTTCCACACGTCGCCGTTGCGCTCCCACAGGGCGCGTATGTCGTCGGGCAGGCTGTCGTGGTCGTCGCGTTTGCCCACATATTGCGCGGTGTGCGCCTTGATGGTGAGGTCGGCTGCAGGCATCACCTTGCGCTCCATCAGCGCCACGTCGCGCACGGTGAGTCCGTCCAGACGTATGCGCAGGTGTTTTTTCAGCTCATATTCGAGCTTTGCGGCCATCTTGTCGGGGCGGCGCACGATGTTGTGGTAGAGGATGCGGTTGCGGTTGAGCGCGAGGAGCAGCGACGCGCCCTCCTCTATGTCGCGTGAGGCGGCGTCCTTTTCGAGCCACGCCTGCATTGCGGCGGTTATCTTGTCATCCATTGGTTTTTTTTTTCCTTAAAACATTTATCCCGGCTGATTCGGTTTCCTCGGTTTTCTCGATTTAATCGATTTAATCGATTTAATCGATTGAAGCGATTGAAACGATTCAGTCGGGATAAACGGCTTTTTTCAGGGCGGGCGGCGTTTCGCCTTATGCGGTGGTGTCGCTTGTACTGCCGGAGCAGTCAATGTCGCCGTCGTCGGTGGTGAGCGTGCCGGTGTAGTAGGGCGCGGGGCAGACGTCGGTCACTTCGATTTCGAGCGTTGTGCCAAAGTCGCCGCTCGTTCCCTCGCCGCTCTGCTGCTGCGGCTTGGTGTCGGTGGGGAAGCTCTCGTTGCCCAGCACGCGCCATTTTCCGTTGCGCAGCTGCACGAGATAGACGATGTCGTCGGTGAGCATCTGGCGCACCACACCCGACGCGATTTCGTCTATTTCGGGGTGGTAGAGCGTGGCCTTGTTGAGAAACGTGCGGGCGGGGATGTCGCCCTGCGTCTCGGCGGAAATCTGGCCTTTGTTCAGTGTGAAGTCAATGCGGTGCCATTTCTTGTCGGCGGCGGTGGTGAAGCTGCCGCTGTAGGTGGCGAGCACGCCCACGTCGGTCGTGGCTGTCGAGGGGAGCGTGGGCCACTTGGTGATGTCGTCCTTTGGGATGAAATAGCCCACTTGGCGTATGCCGGGCAGTACGGTCGTGCCCTTGCAAAATTTCAGGCTCTCATAGAGAGAGGCGTCGGTACATGATTTTGCCATGGTGATGTTTGCTTTTTCCTTTTACTTTTTTCTTTCGGTTGTTTCGCTTCTTCCGGTTGATTCGATTAATTCGATTTATTCGAGAGAAGCGGGGCGCGGGGCTTTATGCCGTGGCGGTCTTGGCCACCATGAGCACCTCTTTCGATACGGAGGCGAACTGCACACCAAAGACGAGCGCGGCCTCGAGGGTGAACTCCCATGGCTTGTATTTCTCCACGGTCACGCCCTCGTTTGGCAGGCCGCCTCCGTAGCCGAACACGAGGTTGCGCTGCGGGGCGATGTGGATATAGGAGCTGCCCTTCTTGCTGACGAGCGGCACGAAGGTTGCCAGGCCGTCTGAGCCTTCGAGGGTGGTTTTCTCGTAGTGGTCGTTATATACGATTGCGCCGGTCTCTGCCTTGTAGGCCTTGAGGTACTTGCGGTACTGGTCTTTTGTGCAGTAGATGTTGACGGGAATGCCTTGCAGCTCGTCGCTCGCGCCCTCGTAGATGCTCTGGAATACGTCCACGGCGTTTTGCTCTGTGATGGCCTCGGAAAGCTCCATGTAGTTGCCGTTGGCTGCGGCGAGGTTTCCTGCCGTCACCTCGTCGGCCGTGATGGTGTCGAAGCCGTTGAAGAGGGTGGCTGTGGTGTCGCCCGCGTCGTCGCGCTTTGCAGACCAGATGGCCATGTTGAGGGAGCGTCCGAGCTGTGCGGCCATATAGGAGAGGATGTCCTGCGCGATTTGCGTGCTTTTCAGCGCCTCGCCCTTGAATACGCGCTCGCCAAAGATGGTGCCGTAGAGTTCGTTGGGGTCGAAGTTGAGCGCGTTGTTGCCAAGATAGGTTTCGAGCGTGCGCGGGGTGAGCGTCACCGCGCCGTCTGCCCAGCGGTCGCGCTTGTAGGGGCCAAGCTCAAAAGAGCCTGAAATTTCGGTGAGCGTGTGGCGGCCAAATACGCCGGGCATGGGGGTCATGTGCTTGAGCGTGTCTTCTGCCGCGATGACGGGCATTTGCAGGAGCTGCCGCTCGTAGGTGTGCGCCGACTTTTGCAGGTCGGAAAGGGTTACGATTGTCTGTGCCATTGTGGTAGCGTTGAGTTTTTGTGTTGGTTTTTTTTTCTTTCGATTGATTCGATTTCCTCGATTTATTCGAGAGAGGCGGCTTTCGCGGCTCTTAGAGCGCGTGGCGGATGCTTTCGAGCATGGAGAGGGCGGTGGGCTGTGCGGCCTCGCTCTCGTCCTGTGGCGCGTCGGCGGGGGTGTCCTCGCCGTCGGCTTTTTGCAGCGCGGCCACCTGGGCGCGGAGCTGGCGGTTCTCCTCTTCAAGAAGGTTTATTCTCTCTTCCATTTCAGAGGCTGCGGGGCTGTCCTGTGGCGTGGCTTGCGAGGGTGTGTTTTGTTCGTTGTCTGTCATGTCTGTTGTGTTTTTTGAGAGTTTGAGGGCTTGGAGTATTCTTTCAAAAAGGCTTCCTTTTCCTTCTTCTTCCGGTTCTCTCGGTTTATTCGGTTCTTCCGATTGATTCGATTGAATGGGGGCTGGCAGCGGCAGGCCGCAGGCGGCGAGCTGGTGGCGCACGCGGTCGGTCACCTCCTCGGGCTCGCCCTCCTCAACGAGGCGGTCGCAAAGTCCGAGGGCGAGGCACTCCTCGGCGGTGAGCCATCTGCCCTCCTTCATGACGGCGGCCATCTCGGAGGGCTTTTTCTTCGTGCGGGCGGCGTAGAGCGCGGCGATGACGGAGTCAACCTGTTCGAGTTCGCCTTTGGTTTTCAATAGCTTCGCGATGACTGCTTCAAGCTCTTCGGCATTCATGCTGTCGAAAAGGTCAACAAACTGCGAGCAGCTGTGGATGAGCATGAGGGCGTAGCGGCTCATGCAAATCTCTTTCGCGCCCATGGCGAGAATGGTGGCGGCGGAGGCGGTCATGCCATATATATATACGGTCACGTCGCCGTGGTCAAGGAACTGCTGGCGGATGTCGAGCGCGGTCTGAACGTCGCCGCCGTAGGAGTTGACGCGCACGGTGACGGGGGCCGCGCCGGCCTTGCGGAGCTGCGCGGCGACCCACTGCTTGCTGATGGGGTAGCCTATGTAGGAGTCGATGTCGAACGAATAAGTTTTCATGGGGCGGGATGGTGTTTCCTTTATTGTTTGCTTACAGGGCAAAGATAGCTTTTTCGCCTGTATATGCGAAAAGACAAAGCGGAACAGGGCGGGGGGCGGGGGCTTCTTCCGATTTATTCGATTTATTCGATTTATTCGAGAGAAGCGATTGAAGCGGGGGCAAGAAAAAAAACGTGGCCGCGCGCATCGCTGCGGGCGGCCACGCCGTGAAAAACACTTTCAAAACTGCTTACAAATGCTGCTAACTAAGGATTCTCACTTTTTCTCTAACTAAAACAATAATGAAGATTGATGAAGATTTTCCGGGGGGGGGCTTCTTTCGGTTTATTCGATTTTTTCGATTTATTCGAGAGAAGCGGGGCTTTCGATTTTCCCGATTGAAGCGGGGCGGCCGCGCCGCTGGAGCGTCAGCGTGCATTCGCGGCAGTAGTACGAGAGGCCGTCGGGGCGCGAGGCGTCGCGGTAGAAGGCGGCGGCGGGCTTCACGGTATGGCAGCGGGGGCAGGGCTTTTGCATGGGGCGTTTCCTTTTTTCTCTCGATTTTCCCGATTTAATCGGTTTTCTCGATTTAATCGGAAGAAGCGATTGATTCGAGAGATTCGATTTTCCCGATTGAACGGCGGGCGTGGCGGTTGCCTCGCCCGCCGCTTCGTGGGACAAAGATAGCTTCTTCTTTTATTCAGCCGCCGTGGGGACGGTGAATTTCTGAATTTGCAGGTTCTCTGGCTTGAGCGCCTTGCGGAGCACGCTGCCCATGGTGTAGCGGGCGCGGACGGCCTTTATGTTCTCGGCCGTGACCTCGGCGGCGGTGGCGGAAGCCGCGCTTGAAAGGGTGGGGCGGAAGCTGCCCACGTCGCCCAGGCGCACGGAGAGGCCGAGCTTGAGGTAATGGATGAGCGCGTTGTCGAGGGCTACAAGGATGGCCTTGATGTCGGTCTTTGACACGGTCGTCTGGTCGTTGATGTAAGAGGCGAGCTCGTCTTGCGAGACGGGAAGCACGGGGGCCATCTGGGCGTAATAGCTGCTCTCGCCGGTCTTGGGGCTGGTCTTTTTGCGGGTGACGTACTGGATCATGGTTTTTTCTGTTTTTCAGGTTAGACGGAAGTTTTTTTTGTGGCCACGGTGCAAAGGAAAGGCGCGGCGGGGGGCGGGGCAAAAGACATTTTTTCCCTCTCGATTTATTCGATTGATTCGATTTAATCGTTTCTTTCGATTGATTCGATTTTCTCGATTTATTCGAGAGAATGCCGCCCGCCGCTCAGTTCCGTGCGGCGCGTTCCCTTGCGGGGGCTTTGTCATTCACGGACTTGGCCTGTGGCGGCGCGGCGGTGGCTATCCGC